AACGATATAAGCTTAACTGAAAAAAGATTATTAATCGAAGTCAAGTCACTAAAGAACGATATAAACGCTAGAGTGGGCGTCTTAGAGCGATATAAATGGATTATATTGGGTGGTTCTATTGTAATTGGGTTTATATTGTCTAAAAACTTTGCTACTATTATAAAAATGCTATCAGATTAGACTTGACTTTTGGACTAATATATAGTATATTAGCAATTGTATTATGTCCAGTTATATTGATCTTAAATTTATTAGTAATCTAAAATCGAGGTTAAGTCATTTTAGACAAAAGAATGACTACTTGTTTAATTTTAGATGCCCTCATTGTGGAGACTCAAAAAAGTCAAAATTAAAAACTAGAGCATATCTATATAGAGTTAAAAATGATATGTTCTTTAAATGTCACAATTGTGGCGAAGGTCAAAACTTAGCAAACTTTATTAAGTTTTTAGATCCAAAATTATATTCCGAATATCTATTAGAAAGATATAAGAAATCGGCCCCAGCGACACCAGTGCCGAAGTTTGATTTTAAACCTGTGAAGTTTAAAGATCAAACAATACTTGACGACTTGAAGAGTATTAGCCAATTAGATGATAAACACCCAGCAAAACAATATGTTCTCAATAGAAAAATACCTGTTGAGTTTTTTAAGAAACTATATTTTTGTGATAAGTTTGGTCAATTAGTTAATCAGGTAAAGCCTAATACCTATAAATCAATTAAAGACCATCCAAGATTAATTATACCTTTTTATGATACGGCTGGAAAGGCTTTTGCTTTTCAAGGTCGGGCTTTTGGAAAAGAACAACCAAAATACTTAACGGTAAAATTAGATGAAGATAAACAAAAAATTTATGGTTTGGAAAGAGTTAACTTTCAACGACAGGTTTATATCGTTGAAGGTCCGATTGATAGTTTATTTATTGATAATTGTTTGGCAGCTGGTGGTGCAGATTTAATATTAAAAAACAAAATACCAAAAGAACAAATCACATACATATACGATAACGAGCCAAGGAACAAAGAGATTATAAAAAGAATGTATGATGTTGTTGAAAATAATTACAACTTGGTCGTGTGGCCTAGTGATCTGCGACACAAAGACATCAATGATATGATATTAGCAGGGTTGACAAAAGTCCAAATTAGTGATATTATAAGTACCAATACATATTCAAAACTATCCGCACTAACTAAATTAAACGACTACAAAAAAGTATAGGAGATCAATGACTGACGCAAAGATTTATGTTATCAAACGAGGTGAACGAGGCAAAGAGTCATTAAATATTGAAAAAATCCATGAGATGATGGAGTATGCAGTCGAAGGTATAACGGGTGTATCATCATCACAAGTTGAGATGAAAAGTGGACTACAATTTTTCGATGGAATTAACACAGATGACATACAACAAATTCTAGTAAAGTCAGCAGCAGATTTAATTTCTTTAGAAACTCCTAACTATCAATACGTTGCGGCAAGATTACTTCTATACAGTTTAAGAAAGCAAGTTATAGGAAGACTGTGGGACCACCCACACATTTATGACCACGCTAAAGCAGCTGCTAATAAAAAACTTTATGATCCTGATTTATTAGTGAAATATCAAAAGAAAGATTTTGATAGAATGGAAAATTGGGTCAATCACGAAAGAGATTATACTTTCACTTACGCTGGGTTAAGACAAGTAATTGATAAATATTTAGTACAAGATAGAGCAACTGGTCAGGTATTCGAAACACCACAGTTTATGTATATGATGATTGCTGCATCTGTCTTTATGAATTATCCAAAAGAACAGAGAATGACTTATGTTAAAAAATACTATGACGCAATTTCACAATTCAAAATCAATATTCCTACTCCTGTTATGGCAGGTGTCAGAACACCTCTTAAACAATATGCGAGCTGTGTTTTGGTTGATATTGATGATACTCTACCTAGTATTTTTTCTGGCGATATGGCTATTGGACGTTACGTGGCGCAGCGTGCTGGGATTGGTATTAATGCTGGTAGAATACGAGGCATCAATGCGAGGATACGAGGAGGTGAAGTACAACACACCGGAGTTATTCCCTTTCTTAAAAAATTTGAGGCAACTGTTAAGTGTTGTACTCAAAACGGAGTACGAGGAGGTTCGGCAACAGTCCACTTCCCAATTTGGCACCAAGAGATAGAAGACATTATTGTACTTAAAAATAATAAAGGTTCAGAAGACAATAGAGTTAGAAAATTAGATTATTCAATTCAAATGTCAAAACTATTTTATGAAAGATTTATACAAGAAGGTGAAATAACTTTATTCTCACCCCATGAAGTACCTGAACTCTACGAAGCTTGGGGATCACCTGAGTTTGATGATCTATACATAAAGGCAGAAAGAAAAACATCTATTAAGAAAAAGAAAGTATCTGCACAAGGCTTATTTTTTGACATTTTAAAAGAAAGAGCTGAAACAGGTAGAATTTATATTATGAATATAGATCATTGTAACACTCACTCATCATTTAAAGATAGAATTTATATGTCAAATCTATGCCAAGAGATTACTCTACCAACAGATCCTTTACAACATATAGATGGTACGGGTGAAATTGCTCTTTGTATTTTATCAGCAATCAACGTGGGTATTGTAAATGAAAAAGAAGAATTGGAAGAATTGTGCGAGTTAACTGTTAGAGGATTAGATGAAATAATAGATCATCAAGAATATCCAGTACATGCAGCTGAAATATCTACAAAAGCAAGAAGAAGTTTAGGTATAGGTTATATTGGACTTGCTCACTATCTTGCTAAAAAAGGTTACTCATACGAACAAAAGATGGGTTGGAAAGAAGTAGATAAACTAACAGAAGCATTTCAATATTATCTATTAAAAGCTAGTAACACACTTGCTAAAGAAAAAGGTAAATGTGAATACTTCCATAGAACAAAATATTCAGATGGTATCTTACCAATAGACACTTACAAAAAAGAGGTAGACGAGGTTGTAACCAGAAATCTAACTTATGATTGGGAGAGTTTAAGGAAAGACATTAAAGAGCACGGACTCAGACATAGTACACTCTCTGCTCAAATGCCATCTGAATCCTCTAGTGTGGTTTCAAATGCTACTAACGGTATTGAACCACCTAGAGATTATTTAAGTATAAAAAAATCTAAAAAAGGTCCACTAAAACAAGTTGTACCGGAATATAGGAAGTTAAAAGAAAATTATACATTAATGTGGGATATGAAATCAAATGAAGGTTATATTAATGTAGTAGCAGTAATGCAGAAGTATTTTGACCAAGCGATAAGTGGCAACTGGTCATACAATCCAGAACACTTTGAAGATAACCAAGTACCAATATCTCAAATGGCACAAGACCTACTAACCACGTATAGATTAGGTTGGAAAACGTCTTATTATCAAAATACATATGACGCTAAAAAAGATATTGACGAACCTGCACATCCTATAGGATTTGTAGATAACGTACCCGAAGATACACCCAAAGATGTAGAGGGCGCCGATTGTGACGCCTGCGCAATTTAATAGAGTAATAAATAGAACAAAATGGCAAGAACAGTTTTTAATAAATCTAAAGAAGTAAACTTTTTAAAGAACCCTATGTTCTTTGGAGAAGACTTGGGCTTACAAAGATATGATAGTATGAAATATCCTATCTTTGATAAGTTAACTCAACAACAACTAGGTTATTTTTGGAGACCAGAAGAAGTTTCTTTACAAAAAGATAGAAACGACTATCAAGAATTAACTAAACAACAAAAGAATATATTTACATCAAATCTAAAATATCAAACTATGTTAGATAGCGTACAAGGTCGTGGCCCATGTCTAGCATTCTTACCATTTGTATCATTACCCGAATTAGAAGGTTGTATTGTAACATGGGATTTTATGGAAACAATTCACAGTAGAAGTTATACATACATTATTAAGAATTTATATTCAAATCCATCAGAGGTTTTTGATACAGTTCTACAAGACGAGAAAATCGAAAAGAGAGCTAATTCAGTTACAAAAGCTTATGATGAGTTAATTGAAATTGGTTATAAGTATCATATAGACAAAACAAAGGTTGACGAGTATGAACTAAAGAAAAAATTATGGAAAGCTTTAATTACTGTTAATGTATTAGAAGGATTGAGATTTTATGTATCATTTGCATGTTCGTTTGCGTTTGGTGAACTAAAACTATTAGAGGGTTCAGCAAAGATTATATCCTTTATCGCTAGAGATGAAAGTCAACACTTGGCTATATCTCAAAGAATAATAAACAACTATAAAGACATTGAAAAAGATAAAGTAATGGATAGAGTAATTAAAGACACAGAAAAAGAAGTATATACCATATATGATGACGCTGTACAAGAAGAAAAACGATGGGCAACTTATCTATTCTCTCAAGGATCAATGATTGGATTGTCAGAAAAACTATTACATCAATTTGTAGAATACATGGCGAATAGAAGAATGAGAGCAATTGGATTAACTCCAGCGTACAATCAAAAAACAAATCCACTACCTTGGGTTGACCACTGGTTAAATAGTAGATCAACACAAAATGCCCCACAAGAAACAGAAATTGAAAGTTATGTTATTGGTGGAATTAAACAAGACGTTACAAAAGATCAATTTAAAAAGTTCAAATTATAATGGAAAAAGTACCAAAACTTTGCAGTAACTGCACTACTAACTATACTATAATCTGGGATAAAGAGGAACAAGACCTTGAACCTTTAACTTGTCCATTTTGCGGATTTGAAGTAGAGGAGGAAGCTGATGTTGACATACCCGAAGAAGCCGAAGACGATAGTTGGAATTGATTATAGTTTAAATAGTCCAGCTCTTTGTATAACAAATAGTAGTTTTGAATTTGAAAGATGTAGTTTTCATTTCTTAACACGTAAGAAGAAACATATTTGTAACTTTGGTAATAACATATTTGGTTATGAGCATTCAGAATACAATACACCCATAGAGAGATTTTCTCAAATTTCAGATTGGGTTTTTTCAATAATCAATAAAGTTAGTAATCCAAAAGTTTTTATAGAAGGATACTCGTTTGGTTCTAAAGGTCAAGCAGTATTTCAAATTGCAGAGAATTGTGGTATCTTAAAATATAGACTACAATTAGCAGAGATTGAATATGACACTGTTGTACCTAGTGTTGTTAAGAAATTTGCGTCAAGTAAAGGCAATGCTGACAAACAACTTATGTATGATAGTTTCAAAGAACACACAAAAGTTGACTTAATGAAAAAGTTTGATATGGAGAAGTTAAACAATCCAGTAACAGATATCGTAGATAGTTACTATATTGCTAAAGTTGGTTATGAAAATAGTATTAATAACATCTAAATAACCCCGAAGAATCAATAGAATTAACATTTGTTCTATCTTTGTTCTTTTCAATTACCAAATAACCCCTTATTTTACTAGCATAATTAGGCTATTGACTTATCGCTGTATCCTGATATTATAATAGTATATGAACAAAGAAAAAAAACAAAGAATTCAACTCCTAATAAAAAGAGTTGACAATGTTAATAAAGTAGTATATAATAACCCTACTATGACAATGTTTAAACAACATCAGTTAATTAAGAAATTGAATAAAAATTTATATTATAACAACACAAAGGAGAACACACTATGTCAAAAATAAAACAATACATTGAAACATCAGTAGAGAACGCTGTTGATAAGATTATCAAAACTTTAAAAGATGGTCAGATAGATTTTGATACTTGTAAATCAAAAATATTAGAACTAGACAATCTATCAATGGTTGGTATTGATTCAGAAAATGTTGATGAAGTAATCGCACAGGAGAATCAATAATGACTATAACTGAAATGAATACTTTTAATAAACAACTTTTTAATATGAGTGTTGAAGATTTAAATAACACCAAAGATTTAATCGCTGATATTATAAAAAACAAAGTTAAATCTATTATGAAAGTTGGTATGAAAGTTAATGTAGTACAGAAAACTAAAAAGACGTTTGGTGTTATTACAAAGATTATGCAATCAAAATGTTTGGTTGATATAGAAGGTAGAGTATATAGAGTACCAATGACTATGTTGGAGGCAGCTTAATGAGTAAGACTTTCAACATTTGTTATTTAAGAGAATACATGGATCCTGAAATGTCAGGTGAATACTTTTACGCTTACGAAACTGTTTACAGAAATGTACCTATGAAGTACAAGAACAAATTTGATACAAAAAGTATGAAGATGAAAATTCTTAAATTTTGTGATTGGAACTATAAAGAAACAGCTAAGAACTTTGAAAATGTAACTAAAGTAGAATTGATAGATGAAAAACAATACTATCAAACTTACGAAGATGCGTTCGGTGAGTCAGCGGCTGAAGATAAAAATATGTTTAATGATTACGGTCAGAAGTATGATAGACAATCATTGAGAAAAGATTTTAATAAAAAATTAACAAAAAGCAAAGTATCAAGTTATAATGATAAGAGGATAAATTAATGAATTTTGATAGTGATATAAAAAGTCCTATAAAAGACGCCATTGCTGCTATTCAAAGCTATAAGGTTAGTAACCATGCCACTAAAATATCAGATGAATTTTATAAAGCAAGAATGTTAATAGTTCTAAAAGAAAGAATATGTGGTGATAAAACTCTAAAAGAAGTGGCTAGTATTTTAACAATCACTGCTGAAAGAGTTAGACAAATTGAAGCACTAATTATGAGAATATTAACTTGTAAGATGAAAGGTTATAGATAATGAAATACGGTGAAGCTAAGTTAGTAAAAGAAATAGGCGATTATATTCAATCAACTTATGGTCAACATTATAGTACAACCGAAGACGGTTTTCAAGTACAAGATATGTTAAGACAATTAAATATTGATAAAGATTTCTGCCAAGCAAATGCAATTAAATATTTGTGCAGATATGGTAAGAAAGATGGTAA